TCAGATCAAGTTTTTAATTGGCTAGGTGACAGCATAATCAGCGTTATGAAAAACCTCACTACTATGAGTGTTTACACTCAAGAAGTCTTTGGCGCTATAGGCATGATGTTTAATGCGACCCCGTTCCTAGTGAACCCAGTGGCTTACTTTGATGACATGCGAGCAGCTAATGAAAGGCTAGCTGGGGCATTTGGCAAAGCAGATAGAGCAGCTAAAGCCCTAACTTTTGCGCCCGATGATGTTGGCAATAGACAAAGATTGGGAATGCAAAGTGCTACTAGAGGAAGATTCGATCAGTTCGGTCAGCAGATGTTTAACGATGCTGCTAGAAGTTCTCAGATAAACATAAACATAAACACGCAAGCTACAGATGGCAAGCAACTACTTCACGAAATGAACAGGGCGCTAAGAGATCAGGGCAGCGACGTAATCATAAGATGACACTCCTAGCCGATTTTGACATAGCAGAAGACCTCAAGGTCGAGTTTTACATACCCGATAACGCTGCAAACCTATTTATCATAGGAGTTTCTGACTTAGGCGGCACTAACGTCTTAGCCGGAGCAGGGTGGTTTATTATCGGCGTTTCTGAAATAGGCGGCGCAGATGTCCTAGCAGAAGGCGCTTATGCTTTTGATTGGCAGAACTTGAATTGTGATGTTGCAAACGTCAAGACCGAGCTAGGCGGCACAGTAGAAAACATGACCTACTTTCAAGCGCAGCCTTCGACTGCTGCAATCGCCTTACAGAGCTACACCTACGACCCGACAAACAACAGAACTATTAGACCTGGCACTCCGGTCAGGGTAAGACTAAACAGGGCAGAACTTGACGAGGTTATCTTCTCGGGCTTTATAAACACCGTAGATGTTTCTTACACCGTTGACGGGCTAAACCTAATCAGCATCTCAGCGTTAGATAGCTTCAACAAGGTAGTCACTACTCGACTAGCTGAATTTGATACCACTACAGACTTTCCAGACGGCTACGCTTCTCCGTATGAGGTAATTGAGAAGGTTGCCGAGGGCTTCGGTACTAGCATGTACGCGCTTAGCAGCGAAACAACGGGCAGAATACCTAGCGTGTTATCAACCGATGTAATCCCTAACATCTTTTTGTCAGACGCTATACAGGTAGGACTAGGGTTCTTTTGGATAGACCCTCCTACTCAAGAGTTTGTTTTCATTCCGCGCCCGGTGACAGCCGCTATTCCAGATGGCACTTACACTATCGGCAACTCACACGAAGACGATCTTCACCTATGTATGAGCGACCTCATAGTCCAGGGTGAATACGATGATGTTTATAACTCGCTCAGGGTCGCGCTAAAGACAGATGATGCAACCTATGTAATTAGGCAGGATCAGGATTCAATAGACCTATACGGGGTAGCAGCGATAGACGTGCAGATAGACACGACAGACATAGACCAACTAAACGTATGGGCGGATAGAGTCTTTACTCAGTACCCTACACGACTAGTAAAAAGTGTTACAACCCCGGCAATAGACAGAAACAACAACCTGACACACGCGGCGGAGATTATGCCCGGAGAAGTGCTAGGTGTAAAATACGTCACTTCAGAGATGAACATAGACAGCTACTATTCGGTTGCTAAGGTGATTCACACAATAGACGTAAACAATTGGTTCACTAGACTAGAGCTATGGAAAGAGGCTTAAATGGCATACAAGACATTCGCTAACGGATTCCCACTTCCGGCGAGCGATCTAAACAACTTCCTAATGAATCAGAGCGTTATAGTTTTCGCAGATGCTGCAGCTAGAACTACTGCAATCCCTAGCCCGGTTACAGGTATGCTGACTTACCTCGAGGACACTAACGCATACGAGAGTTGGAACGGCTCGGCTTTTGTTGGTATCTCCAACCCCGGTGACATTACAGCGGTGACAGCAGGCACAGGGCTAACAGGCGGCGGCACTACAGGCGATGTAACTCTAAACGTAGATACTGCTCAGTTCATAACTTCCGACACAGTAACGACAGCGCAAGACCTAATAGTCGCAGACGGCGCTAGTTCGGTAACTCGCTTAGGCGTTGGAACTGATGACCAAGTTCTTAGTGTCGTAGGTGGGGCGGTTGCTTGGGCAGATGCTTCGGGCGGCGGCCCTGCTGGCATGACTTTACTACTTGATACATCTATAACCACAGGTGTGTCAGAAATTACTTATAGCGGTTTAGGTGGGTATTCAAATTATCAAATTATGATAACTGATGCGTCTATTTCGACTGAAGAATACTGGAACATCAGGGTAGATGACTTCAACGGTTCATCAAGCGGAAACATGATTTTTTGGGATGTAAAAACCAATACCAGCCAATACAACTGGCTTCCAAATAGTTCTGGTGATTGTAGAATTTATTTTGGTGGTGCAAGATACCCCTCCGCCATTATGCACTGTGCAATTAACATCACTAATGCTGGGGATAACGGCATCGCCGCTTTTACTTTTGTTGGTGGGGCTAGAGAAAATTCTAATTACTCAGCCGCAAGACTTGGACAAGGAACCATAACCAAAAATTCTGCGCCACTTACTTCGTTTAAGTTGAGTACAAATGTAGGCGGAATAAATTTTGATAATGGATACATAAAAATCTACGGAGGATAAAATGCAAAAAGCTTTTTACAATGTAAAGACTAGCGAAACAAGCGTTGAGGATTTTACCGTTGAGGAAACTAAAGATGCGGAAGCCGAAGCAGCTGTGCAATTAGAGCTTAATAAAAAAGCGCAAGCAAAAGAACTAGAGAAGTCAGAAACCTTTTTGGCAGCACAAACTAAGCTCCTAGCACTAGGGCTAACTACTGAAGACCTGAAAGCACTACTCGGCTAATGTCTGAGCAAATACCTAGAAGCAACACACAGCAGCAGTTACTACTAAAGCTAGTAGGTGACATGGCAGACGTAAAAGCAGGGTTCAAGATGCTGCAAGATCACGAGGACAGAATTAGAGAGCTAGAAAAGGCACGCTGGCAAACAGCCTGGGTTACTGCGTTTGCTTCTGCTGCCCTAACTGCTCTAGCTGTAACGGTTGTTTCTCAGGTTGCTCTATGAGATACCCACTCCCCAAAGCAAGCATTACAGCACTGTACGGCGCTACAGCTAACAGGACTAGCCCACACCGAGGATTAGACTTTGGCGCAGCGACAGGCGCTTGGATCACAGCCCCGGAGACAGGCACAATAGTAATAAACACTTGGAGCGATGTTCTAGGTAATTGCTTGGTTCTGCGCTTCTGGCATGAGGGCAAAGACATGCCTATGTATCTAGGTTTCGCTCACCTGAAGGTAAAGAGCAAGTACAAGGTGGGTACTAAAATCTGGGAGGGCAATAAGTGGTTTGCGGCAGTTGGGAACACTGGGAGCGCCTCACGCGGCAGTCATCTTCATCTCACCTACGGAGACACGCCTAAGCACATCTTCTACGGTCAGACATTCGACCCACTAGCCCTATTGGAAAGGTACGCAAAATGAGATTCAACCCACAAATCAGGAAAGCAATCTACGCAGCAGTAGCCGGACTAGTGCCGCTCTTAGTAATCGCAGGGATAGTTACCGGGGAGCAGTCACAGCAGATACTTAGCAGCGTGGCAGCAGCCCTAGCATTCTTTGCTTCAGTGATGGCAGTAAAGAACACTGAGGTAAACAACCCTGAAGAATACGAAGACGTAACCGAGGGAATAGAGCCTCCACACATTCCAGGCGTCTAACTTTTTACACCCTTTTCAGACTACTTTTTACACTAGCCTCGAGCGTTTCGCAATCTAGCGCGTTGCCTAGTGTTCACGCCACCCCAGATACCATGCTTCTCATCATTCACTAGAGCAAACTCTAGACACAAAGACCTAACCGGGCAGATCTTACAGAGACTAATCGCAGACCTGAGGCTAGTATTTGGAACGCCTCCTTCTGGAAACCAAGCATCGGGGTCAGAGGTTTGGCAAGCGGTTGCCCCGGTCTTTCTAATGCCTTCTGCTAACGCAGTGAGGGCTTGTTCTGAGTTCATGCATAAACAATAACTGCAATTATGTCGGGCTGCTTTGCTATGCTCCAAAACATGATCACAGTGAATAAGACAATCGCCAAACTAGGTGGCACTCTAATCGGCACACACCCGGCAGGATCTCCTGAGTGGCATGCTCAGAGATCTCACGCAATCGGCGGCAGCGACATAGCCCCGATAATGAATAAATCCCCCTGGACTAGCGCCGTTTACTTATGGGCGCAGAAGTCTGGCTTGCTATTGCCTACAGAAGGCACGATGGCTATGAAGCTAGGCAACTACTTCGAGCCTGCAATAATCCGGCTATTCGGTGACATGCACCCACATCTAATAGTTCACACTGGGGATTACACCTACGAGTCACAAAACAACCCGTCATTCCACGCTAACCCCGATGGCGTTATAGAAGATGAAGATGGCAGGCTTTACATTCTTGAAATTAAATTCTCTAGAAATTCTATGCCTATCTTGCCGGAGCATTACAGGCTTCAAGTTCTTTGGTA